TGTAAAGATGGTACTATCTAATATGGATGTCAATTTAACTCCTAGTGGTCAGAACACGAGTATCAAAGATACAGTGGGTGGTGATCGTGACGTGGATTATGGTCCTGCTAGTTATAAACTATCACTCAAGTTTGATGAGACTGCATTCCTTACAAGGAATCTTCTTAAAGGTGGAACTGGTTATGGAGTACAGGATATGAGTCAAGACGATGATTTCTCATTTATGAATAGTGCTCAAGATAGAGCAAGAGAACTAGATTCTGGAGAGGAGGCGACTGACTAATGGCTAATTATTTTTCATCACTACCTAATGTAAAGGTCAGAATAAAGAGTCAACGTACTAATAACGTAGAACCATACGTTATTGCTAAAAATATCTTTAGAAGAATTAAGTTAATTGATAATATAAGATCTAATGTATTAGGATTCCAACAGTATACCATTCCTAATGATATGAAACCATATCAGGTTGCACAAGAGGAATATGGTAGTTCTGACTATGATTGGATTATATGCATATGCAACAATATTACCAATATCTACAGAGATTGGCCATTCTCTGAACATGAGTTATATGAGTATGTTATTAAGACATATGGTAATGCGAATAATGTTCACCATTATGAGACAAATGAAGTAAGAAGCGATGCAGGTGATATTGTCCTAAGAGAAGGATTAGAGGTAAATGAAGAATTTCGCTATTATCTGCCTGATGGCACTATTAAGGAGAATTGTGCATATCCTGTTTCTAACTTCGAATACGAAAGACAGCAAAATGAGTATAAATCAAATATTTGGTTATTACGCAAAGCATTCATTGGTGAGTTTATAGAGGAATTCGAGAGTTTAGTCAAATATCAACCAAATGACGAAGTTGGCGATGATGACGTTAAGTACACATGGGGTGCAGTCGAAGAAATCTTCGCAACGCAAAAAGACGCATATACAACATTATATGGTCAAACACCATCTGTCACATTTGCGTCTTCACAGGAATTGGTTAATAGAACCGTTACTACTACAGTTACCGAATCTGGTGCAGTTACTAGAACTGTAGATTCATCAAATACTGGTAGCGTTAACGATTCTGGAGTTATTTCTGGTACTACTGATTCTTCATCTACTGTCAGTACATCAAGTAATACCTCAAGTTCATCTTCCTCCTCTAGTTCATCTAGTTCCTCAGGTAGTTCTGGTTCATCAGGTTCATCAGGTGGTTACTAGGTAGAAATACTTATATCGACCCTACAGACAAAAAAATACCCCGAATTTTTATTTGGGGTATTTGTGTTTCTAGAGGTGAATTATATATCACCCACCATCTATGTCGCAACCAATGGTAGCACCTGTTACCACACCGAGTGGTATCGCCCACCATCTACCGTCACCTTGTGACAATGCAGCACCTGCTGCACCACCTAGGAGACCACCTGCTATCTTACCATCTGAACAGTCATTACTATCACGTTCTATGATAGTACTTCTTCTGTAACCTGTAACACCTGAGCATGGAATCTCTACCTGTTCATGCCAAGACCTGACATAACCTGGTGAGTTAGCAGTACCAGGAATATATTCTTCCCTATACTCTTGACGAACGCACTTGCGTTCGGTAGAGTACCCTGCTTGAGAGCGATAGTCATTTAATTCTCTCTTCCACTCTTCTGCTGACGCTACAGGTGTAACGAGCAACAGTGCTGCAAGTGCTAGTTTCATTAATCTTCCTCTGCTAATCTGCTGAAGTATGCGAGGTCTGGATCCTCGTCTGTCTTTAATGATTCTACACTATCTCCAAACCCACTGGTAGGTTTAGTGGTCTCTTCTTTAACTGTCACAGGAATTTCTAATTCTTCCTGCTCTACACGAGTTTCTACTCTCGCTGCTCCCTTCCCAAGTACCAAGTTTAGTCTCTTCTCTAGGTCTTCATAAGACTTAAAGTTCTTAGGACTAGTAAACTCTGCTAGAGAATACTCTTGGTTGTAGATTTCTTCTAACTTTGCATCGTCATAGTCACCTAGTGTTGTAGGTGCAGCGAACTCGGAACGATCATAGTTCCAGTATCCATCTTGCTTGACGATCTTAAGTTTAAAATCAGCACCCTTCCAAAAATCGAATGGGTTGATTGGTTGCTCATCCTCGAACTGAGGCTTCATTGCTTCTACTAATTTGTCATGAATCTTTTTCCCATACTTGTATAGGAATACACGACCTTCATTTTCTGGATGTAGTGGGTCTTTGATTACTAATATGTTACTGAAGTAAGAGAGTTTTCTCTTTTGCTTACGAGCAACGTCTTTGTCTGAATCAATTCCACTGTTCCATAGTACTCTATTGAGTTCTCCTACAGGATCGTTTTGTCCTAGTGTAGTGAGACTATTCTCAATGTACCATCCACCTGTGCCTTGGAATGCATGTGACCATACTTGTGCCCAAGGTAGATCTTCACCTGTTGGTGCAGGTAGGAATCTTATAACTGCGTAACCGTTACCTGCCTTATCGACTTCTGGTTTCCAGAGTCTATCGTCAGGACCATTTCCACCGCCTTTGCCACTAAGTTTTTCTAACTCCTTAGTCAGTTTAGCAACTGATCCTGAGGATTTCTTAAGTGATGCGAATGACATTCTTATTCTCCGTATTAATTGTATTTGGTATGTTGTTACTGTGTAATCGTAACGTACTATTTATGTTTTGTCAAGTAGTGCACTCTTCCATTGTAATAGTTTTGTCTCCATTGCCTCAAGAATCTCTAGTAGATTTTTACCACCAGAATACATGCCACTTACATTGTCAATTCTCTTCTTCATATCCATTACTTCACTGTCCTTCTCGTCCTCTTCGTATGTGATATGCTGCTCCATCAACTGAAGACGTGCATAGAATACCTTCTGTTTTGCTATGAGTTCTAGTGTCTTATTGATATGGTCTAGTTGTCCCTCTGTATCATAAGAACTGAACTCCTGAGACATGCTCAACAACTCAGTATAAGTTCTCTGAAGATCATCTAGTTCTTCTTTAATTACTTCAGATTTTAAGAAATCATCTGCTGTACTCATAGTGGTAATACTCCTCTAGTAGTTCTCTTTATACAATTAAGTAGTTGTGCATTTGCTTTGATCTTATCCTTCAGTGGTTTAGAAATGAGTTTGTTTACTACCTCTACTTCTATACCATGCTCATCACACACAGTTGCTACTGCTTCTATGTAGTTTATCAATCCATTTGATTCTGCCACACAGGTCTCAACTAAAGCACTAAACTTTGGTTGTGTCATAAAGTTCTCTTCTAATTCTTTCACAGTGTTACTCCTGACTGTTCGACTGCCCAACTTGTAAGGAGAGACATCTTAAAATCTTTAATCCATTCGCAAAGAGTATCTACATAAGGACTCTTGTCGTAACGTTGTTCTACTTGTGTCTCACCGTTCTCTGCTACAGAAAGTGTGACTAATTTATCTACCTCTATCCCTGTCCTCTCGTAGTACATGTAAGCGTACGCTGATTCCTGTACGAAATACTTTTCCAACCACTCTACTTTCTTTATACTATTAGTAGTTTTAAAATCTATAATAGCAAGTTCGCCATCAAACTCAGCAATGCAATCGACACGGCCAGCAATGCCCAAGTCAGTAGAATAGAGAGGGGCTTCCAACAAATGAATATTATCAATACGATCAAGCACCTCACGACTAGCCCCAAAAAGGAACGAGGGAAGACCCTCGCTCTTCTCAATTTTCTCAGGTTCATTGTTTAAATAACACTCCACTATAGTATGGTACTGAGTACCTCTCCATGCTGACGCACGTCTAATCTTTTCTGCTTTTAGTAATCCTATTTTCTTTTCCCACTTCCTGATACCATCTATAGATTGCTTACCAACCACAGTAGTCACAGAGGGGAGCCATTTGCCAGAAGGTGCTTGATAAAACCTTTGACCATCAACGTTTTGGGTTTTTAATTCCTGCAACTCTGATGCAGGACCCACATGATTAAATTTTTTCATTACGATAAACCTAGTTGGATTTTGGATACAAGATACTCACGTACAAGTCCTGAGCGTACGATATCTTCGATACCGAACTCTACAGTCTCAAATGATGGCATTGTTTGTAGTACTTTCATAAAGTCTAGCACACCTTGACGCTCACCGCTTTTGATAAGATCAGATTGTGAATAGTCTCCTGAGAATATTATCTTACAGTCCTGTCCAACACGAGTAACGATGGAATCTAGTTCATGGAAATTTAGATTAGAGAACTCATCTACTATGATAATACACCTGTCAAATGTAGTACCACGTATGAATGAGGTAGACCAGAAACTTATTGTTGCTTGAGTCCTAAGATTATCATACAACATTTCGAAGGATTTTTCATCAGGCATCTCGAACATGTATTTCACCATGTTCTTATAAGGTATCTGATATAGATTAGACTTATCTTCGTGGTCACCTGGTAGGAAACCAATCTCTCTAGTAGGAACTAAAGACCGAACCATATATATTTTCTCATATGGTGAAGAAACGTCAAGTACCTGTTGCAATGCTAGATACAAACTGATAAAAGTTTTACCTGTACCTGCAGCACCATGTAGTACAAGGTTCTTACCTTCCTTGTACGAGTCGAAGACTGTTTGTTGATTGTCGGACAGTGGTTCGATCACCTTAAGTTGATCAAGGTTGATCGGTTTTGTCCTGCGTAATTGCTTGGCACTCATAGAGGCAGGAGATTGTTGCTTACGTTTCTTTACTGGCATAATTTAGGTGTACCTCGAAAGGTTCGCTTTAGGGTGTGCTGATTGGACTTTAGACATTACTTCTTTAAATCCATCAGACTGTTTAGGGAGACCATATGTTGTTTTAAGTGTTTGATTCCCAAAGTATCTTTCTAACTCTGGGTGCTCCTCTTTATATTTATCGAGCTTCGTGAAGGACATACTCACATCGAGGATGATCTCTCCAGTCTCTTTGTTTATGAAATCGTATCTAGGCATTAGGGGTCTATCCTCAAACAGGGTTGTAGTTCGTTGTAGTAGTCATCATGACAGTCACAGTCATCAGCAGTAGGACACCATCCCATTGCCTTGGATACTAATGGGAAGTTACAGATGAAATGATCTCGACATAGGTTTGCTACGTCTGCATGTTCCTTCTGTGTACCATTAGCAGTACGTAATGTTATATAGTGAAGCCATGACCGAACACTTCCTGTCATGTATATTCTGGTTGGAGTTGCTAGTGGGAGAACCATTCTCGCACACTCCTTCGCAACACCCTCACGTATGAGTTCACTGTAGAGGTCAATGCCTTCAGCGAAATACTGTGTGATCCTACCTTGTAGGAACGATACTTGTTT